GGTAAATAGTTCAGCATTTTCAACTTCAGTTAAAACGCCGTTTGAATTAATTCGGCTGCGAATAAAATCTAAATCTTCTTTTGCTTTAGAGTTAGAAATTTCATCAATGAAGGCTTCACATAAAACTGATAATTCATGTGCTTGGGGTTCTGCTTCAGCTGGAGTAAATAACTCAAGTTTTTCACTTTCAGCTTCAGCTTTAATTAATGCCAGCTCAGCTAATTTTGCATCTTTAGCATTCTCGATAGCTTTTAATTGTTCAGGTGTGAAACTGTGTTTCTCCAGGTCATAGCAAAGTGAGTCAATCTCACATTCGGTTTTGCTATTGCTAATGCCATCAAGCACAATGTCTTTTTCAGCCTCAACTAATTGCGGATCTGCCTGAGTTTCTTTTTTATTTGTGCGTTTTCGATCTGGCTTTGATTCAGCTGTTTTTAGTTTTTTAATTCCTGTATCTATAAATTCTACAGGCTTAAGAATTATGCCTAACTTAACGCCTAAAATTTCATGAAAGGCTCTGAGCTGATTTGCCGCATTATCTGAATCTCGTTGAACAACTCCATTAATAATTAAATCGCGAACATATTCACTTTTAGGATTAAATGGGCCGTAATAAATATTTGAGCAAGAAAAGTCGATGACATAAATTTCTTGACCATCTTTTAACTCGCCAGGAGTGCATGGTTTAGTAAAGGTAAAACCAGCGAGTTCGATTTTTTCAATATCGATGCAAAACTCATAATCTGGCAAAGCAAAAACAGTTGCGGGGAATTGGTCCAGCCCTAAAAACTCACCATCGATATGACGGCAAAGTAGATTTTTGCCTCTTTGCAAAGCTACAAAAGCTTCTTGATTATTTAAAATATTCATCGTTTTATCCTTTTAGAAGTGCTTTGCTAAGGTAAGGGTCTAAATCATCCTGTTTTAACAACCAGGTAACGTAATCGGCAGGCAGATCTTTGATAGCCATACCCTTGTGTTTACCAAAAGTTATTTTTGTAGGGATGCGAGCATGTTCAGAGGCAAGGAATAGGGAACGCATATCCTTAATGCCTAAGTTCTTGCAAATCTGTTTTAGTAGGGCAGCAGTTAGCAATATGTCTTGTTTTGCGTTATGTGCATTTCGAATTGATTCACGCGCTTTCAATGAACCCTTTGACAGCATGTAAATAAGAGCTGAAAGCGTATGTGCGGCATCTGGCCAGACCATTCGAGCCAAAGCTAATGTGCAAATTGATTTTACATTTACTGATTTATCAGAAAGCTTGATTGCTCTAATGTCATAATCAATATTGTGGCCAATGATGTATTGAATACCTTCAGGTAAACGAAACGTTTCATAACTCGGCTTATCAGCAATGTCTGACTCAAGAATGTGGTGTACTGCCATAGCACCATAATTAATAGGCTCAGGGCAGGAAAAGTACTCATCAAAGCAAGCTTCTTTATCAACAATTAATTCGCCATTCTCTTGGAAGCCAACTGGAACATGCGCGATTTCGATCGGATAACCATCTAAATCATGTGTTTCTGTATCTAAAATTAGTGCACTCATGCATGAAGTTCCTGTTTGGCTAATTGATCAATGTGTTGTTTTGCTTCTTCAAATCGCTCAATACTAATTTGGGCCAAGCCATCGATAGCCAGGTGCTCGCATACTTGAGTAACATCTAGAGCACGTTCACTGATGAAAGCCCGCAGCTCAACTAACTGCTTATCCGTGATTGGCACATGGCTATTTTGATGCTGTGCTTGTTGAGTCTGAGACTGCTTAGTGTTTGCAGATTGAGGGGTTGCTTGTTGCTGTTGGTTTAAACTTTGCAAATGCTGCATGATCGCGTTGTACTTCGCGCAACCTGCTTCATAGATTTCTTTATCGAAGTTTGGATATTGTTGGCGTAAACCATCAAAGATATATTCAGCTTGTTCAAGTGAGGTATTTAAAGGTAATGCCTCAATTTGTTTTAAGGCACGATCACAGTCTGCCTGGGTAGCCATTTGATTGTTTGAACGACTTTGATAGTTTTTCTTATTGCTAGATTGTTGCTCATTCTGAATGTTCTGATTAGTAAGAGCATCAAGATCATTCTGAGAGTCATCAATAAGAAGTAAATTAGATAGAGCATATTTCTTTGCATAACTTTGATATGCAGCAAATTGCTGAGTTTTTGAAATTTTCTTATTACTTGCTAAATCTTTAACAAAGTCAAAAGTTGCCACACCTGGCAAATCACAACGCATGTAAGTTTGATCTTTAAAAACGATATATGCATAAACTTTGAAACCATCTTTGATTTCGAATTCACGTGTGAAAACTGTGCATTTATATCTAAGAAGCAAAGGTTTTAATGCGGCTTGAATGTCTTCAGCAGAACGATATTTATAACCACCGAATTCACTGTTATGGCTTTTAGGAGCTTCTAGCTCATTAATCACTTTTAAGAAAGTAACGTGGTGATACACACGTTCAAGACCAGGAAGATCGAGAATACTTTCAGGAATAGCGTTAGCTAGTACATCGGAATTAATTGCAGCATTCATGGTGAGTACCTCAGTTATCCGTTATTACGGGCATTTTTATATGCGATTTTTTGGTTCGCACTATATGGCGTGCGCTTAAAGCAGTCTTTAGAAAACAAAGCTTCACGTTCTTTTTTGCGTTGTTCTTTAATTTCTTGCTCGAGGTTGCGAAGGATCCATGGCTTGATTTTAAGAAGGGTTTCGCTAATAGGGTTGCTGCCGTTTTCGCTCTCGATACGAATATCGGTAAGCTTTAGATTTGTTGAGAAAATCTGAGGACCTAAACGTACGTGATAACGGCCTTGATCATCGCGAGTGATAAATTCGCGGAAAGGGGTAGTGAATCGTTTTTTATTCATGATCACGCTCCAACCATTTTGTTTTGTTGAACGTGAGCCTTGATTACAGAAATGATGTTTCGAATATCATCTGGATTTGTGAAGTCGTTATAGTTGTTACCGTTAGCATCAAACACCTGGTCAACAGCTAAATTTGTGATTTCAATACCTGTAAATTCGCCATTAGGTGCGCCGTTTGTATCTTGAAACTTATCAAAGTCAAAGCTTGTGTATACACGGAACCCATCAAGATTAATGACTGCTTCACCAGAATTTTCAGAAGTGATTTTTACAGCTAATAAGCCGTATACACTTTTAGTTTTTGCTGAAGTAAGAGCAGGGGCTATAGCTGGAGGCTTAGTTATAAGATCATAAGCGCCGGCTAAAAAAGCGAGAGTGGCAACAGAAAATACGCAACTAACAAGCATTGACTTGCCAAAAGTAAAGCTGCGATTGTGATTTAAGACATTTTGTTCCATAATGAACCTCATGTAAGTGAAGAGCCCTGATCGCCGTGGAAAGTGTCGGGGCTTTTTGCTGTCTATGAGGTAAATATTAGGTAAACCTAATTATTAAGTCAATAGGTATTCCTAATAAAATTAGATAAACCTAATTTTTATAATTTTTAAGCAAAAGAAAACCCACCGTTATGGTGGGTTGGACTTAGAATTAATAAGTCAGCTCATTTTTTTAATTTGCTTTAGGGTGATCTTGTTTATGTTGACTTGGTGGAACAATATCTGTAATTGCTGTAACACTCTCAACTTCATCCATGTTAAATGTTAAACGTTCACCGCCATTTACTGCGATTAGGCTTAATACATCATTTTGTATGCCTATAAATTCTTTAATAGTGCATCGTCCATCTTTTAAACAAACTTGCACAAACTCCATCGGTACTGGCTCGGCATCTGGATCACAAACTACATACCACCCATTACGTATTGCTGGAAACATTGAGTCACCAGTGCCTTTTACAGCATAAGCATTTGGCCCTGCTGTGTGCGTTGGTATATAGCCATCACCACCATTTCCTTCATATCCCATATCTACGAAAAAGCCATCCATCCCCATTTTTGAATAAGCTTTTACAGGAACCCAACGCTTTAAAGGTGGTACAAAAGGTTTTTCGACAAGGTTGTTAAATAAAACAGCTTCATCACTATCACTAATGTTGTATTTCTTTTTAAAAGCTTCAATGTCTAGTTGCTTAAACTGGGTTGCTGGTACTTGTTGAATGTCACCAGTTCCTGATGCCAACCAGGTTGGATTGACTTTAAGAAATTTAGCAGCTCGAACCAAGTTTTCACCTTCCATTGTTTTTGATTTTCCAGATAGCCAGTCACTCACCGATGGTGGTTTCACACCAACAGCGCGAGCTAGATCAACACCCTTAATTTTCTTAGGTGGCAAAACCTCCATAGCGTGTCTAAGGCGTTCAGCAAGAGTATTCATATAACCATCCTTACAATGTTAGGAAATCCTAACATAAATAAAATTAGGTATTCCTATTGATTTAATGTAAGGAATGCCTAATAATTTAAATTGAAATTAGGAGCCCGTTATGAATGACGAACAACTTATTAAGGTTTTAGGTGGTGTCACAGCTGTTGCGAGACTGCTAGATATCAGACCTTCATCAGTAAGTGGGTGGAAGGCAATCCCGCTGGATAAAAAAATCAGACTTGCAGTAATTGCAGAAGATCTAGGTTTATCAACTAGAAAAGAGCTTTTTCCAGATAGTTTCCAAGATATTTGGATCGAGCTGCGACCACAATCAATATTCCATAAAAATCTAGGAACATTAATCGCTTAAGAACTACACACTTGAGCAAAGTGTCAATAGAACAAGGTGAAATCATGCAAAACATAATTTTAGAAGGTGTCCAGGTTAGTAAGAAATTATCAGCTCCAATGTCGACTAGAGTTCCGATTGAAGTACAGGAACTTGTTGATGAATTGGCAGGTGGTGCAAGAGCAAAGTGGATAAGAGAGGCCATTGAATTAAAGCTAGAAGTTGAATTAGGCCAATCATCAATTGCAGAGTTAAAAAAATCAACGAATACAATGAATTCAAATGAATACATAAATTTCTTTAAAAGTATTTTTTCTGTATTCCTGGCAAATAAAAAGCCCGACGTTGCAGGTCGAGCTTTTCGTGTTCATTAACCAAGGAGATTAAATCACGTGTCTAATTTATCAAATCAAGTAGAAAAAGACAATCAACTTGAAGAAAAGCGAAAGCAAAGTTACCAATCTTGGCATGACCCAGCATTAAGAACTTTGGCTGGTTTGCTTGAAAAGCGCAAAGCTAACTTACGTGAAGCCAATCGTGATGAAAATAACGCAGCAGTAACACGTGAAGAATTTATGCAAGCACTGCTTGATGAGCACGGCGTACATGGTCTTTACCTCGGCCATGCTAGCCAAATAATCTCTAGCTTATACAGAGCTAACCGGATTCGTTATTTAGGTAGCACTTTCATTCAAATTATTGAAGGGGAGGCTAAATGAAAGAGCGTCCTATTATTTTTAATACCGCAACGGTCAAAGCAATTATTGAAGGTCGAAAAACCCAAACACGCCGTCTTGTTAAACCTCAACCGAAAGCTTTTGATGGTAGTGGTGGTGGGCATTGGTGGCGCTGCACTTATGTCCAGTCCATGGTCCGAGTAGAAGAAGAACTTCAAAATCCTACTAGTGAATACTATGAAGGGTTCATTGATGAAGTAAATCCTTTTGGCAAAAAGGGTGATCGACTTTGGGTTCGTGAAACTTTTTGTTATGGACGTATCGATGAGTGGGATGCAGAACATCCAGAAGATCGCAGACTTTATGTAGATCAAGACAATGCATTTATTAAAAACCAACAATCAATTCCAAAGCAATGGTGCGAAGAAAACAATGTTGATGTTGAAGGGGTTGTTTGGAAACCATCAATTCACATGCCTCGCTCAGCAGCAAGAATTTTGCTTGAAATTACTAAAATTCGTATAGAGAGATTAAATCAAATATCTACACAAGATGCAGTGCAAGAGGGGCTTCTTAAATTACCAGCTTCGGGACGGTACGTTGTAAATCAAGGTGATCAATACTTCGGGGCAGCAAGCAGTAATCCTTGTGAAGTATTTAAGTGGTTATGGGAGAGCATTTACGGATCTAACTCATGGGATTTTAACCCATGGGTCTGGGTGGTGGAATTTAATGTAATCCAGGGCGGTGATAAATGATTCCACCAACCGTGCTCAATGAAATCCGATTAAATGCACTGTTTGTTATTAATCATAGTGGTGGTAAGGACAGCCAAGCCATGATGATTAAATTACTGGAGTTTGTTCCTAAGGAGCAAATTCTAGTAGTACATGCCAGTCTAGGTATTGTGGAATGGCCAGGAGCCTTAGAACTTGCCCGCGACCAAGCTGAAGTAGCTGGTGTGCCTTTTGTTGTGGCTAAAGCTAAAAAATCTTTTCTTGATATGGTTCTAAAGCGTTATTCAGAACGACCAGAAGTCCCTTCATTTCCTTCACCTAAGTATCGCCAATGTACTAGTGATTTAAAACGAGGTCCAATTACTCGAGAGATACGCCGTTATGCAAAAGCTAATGGCTTTGATCGTATTGTTAATTGTGTTGGCTTAAGAGCTGAAGAATCCAGTAATAGAGCGAAGCAACAGATATTTAAGCCAGCAACAGAAAATAGTAAAGCTGGTCGCACCTGGTATGACTATCTGCCGATTCATTCATTAACAACCAGTGATGTTTTTAAAACCATTAAAAATGCTGGTCATATACCCCACTGGGCATATCAGGATAATGATCGATTAAGTTGCATCACATGCATTATGGGTAGCTCAAAAGACCTTATTAACGGTGCGAATAAAAATCCTCAAGTTTATGCGTTGATGTGCCTAATTGAAGAAATCACTGGGTATTCAATGCATGCAAGTTTACGCACTCTTCCAGATCTAACCGGCATACATCCAAATTATTCACTTTTGCATGAATACCAAGATTTAGTTTCAAAATTTTCAAATACGCGCTCTAACAGAAAACGTATTCAAGTGCTGGAGGTTGCAGCATGAGCAAATATGTCCCTAATTCTTTTCAGGTTGCAAATGCGTTTGTTGACGAGGCAATGAGTAAAATCTCTGATGCTTCAGTAAAGATTTATTTAATCATTAATCGTAAAACCCGTGGCTGGGCAAAAGAGTGTGATGCGCTTTCTATTACGCAATTAGAAGAGCTATCTGGGAAAAGTCATCCTACAGTTGTTAGATGTACAAAAGAACTCATCAAAGTTGGGCTGGTAAAGAAACATGAGCAATCTGTATACGGGAATGTTTACTCATTAATAGACAATTATTTTGTTGGTGAGTATGTAAACTTCCCAAATAAAAGCTCAGTACTTATTCAATTTTTTAGTTTATTTAATGGTCAGCTAGTTAAAAATTTTAACTACCAGAAACCTGCACCCAAAAAATTAACGAAGGGCAAAAAGAGTAAAAATCTCTGTTTAAATTTCCCTCAAAAATCACGCTTGCTAGTTAAAAATTTTAACTACCTTGAAAACCCTAGCCAGTTAAATTTTTTAACTACTGCTAGTAAAAATTTTTTACCCCTACTAGTTAAAATTTTTAACACACAAAACACACTATCAAAACCAACTTATCAAAATAAAAAAAATACATGGTTTGTTTTGGAAAATTTGAAATTAGAAATTTGTTCTATTAATCCATCAATCAATACCGACGAGATTTTTAATGCTTCCTGGTTTGAGAGAGAGCTAAAAGCTTTCAATGGGTTCAATGAAGGGCGTAATCACTCTGATTTCCACATGATTAAATTCTTTGCTGAGTGGATGCTTAAAGCACGCGCCAAATACGCAAAGATGAAAACACCGGCACCACGCTCTGAATCTAAATTTTCGAATGGTCAGCAAGCCCAATCCGAAAACCCAATTCCTGATGTGATCACTTTTGCATCTGAAAAACAGTTATTCACATTTTCTCGACGCCTTGTAAACCATCCCGATTTTAAAGATTCATTTAGTCGTACTGGCGAATCATGGATGGATGCAGGAAAGCGCATGGCCAAATTGCTGGTAGATCCAGAGCAACAAAAACCGTTTATTCCATATTTAATCGAAATGGGCTTTAAAAACCCAACCAAGGGGGCGGCATGATTACCTTGAACACAGCTATTGGAATTCAAAAATTAAAAGAGATTCTTCAGGAATTTGATTCTTGTATGTACATCGAACGCGACAATTTTTTTGATAAGCATTATGCACTGGTTAAAAGCGAAGAAGACATTGAGCAAATGCGTATCGCTGTTAAAGCTGCTGAATTAAAAAAAGGCATTCGCGTAAAGGTGGATTTTTCACATGTACCAGATAAAGGGCAAGACATTCTTCATTTTGTGGGCAATGGTACCGTCGATCTTTTTGAAGATAACCGGGTATTTGGGCGTTTAGATGATGGGCGACCTTTTTGCTGTTTAGTCTCTGATATTGAGATTCAAGAGCCTGAAGATACGCAAAGCAAAGCCTCACAAAAAATTGTTGGCCATGATGAATCAAAGGCAATCAATAAATCTTTTTTCTTTATTTGTTTGTTATTGGGATGTGCAGTAGTTAAGGGGTGTGGCCAATGAGCAAACTAACACACCGCCAACTTTGTGAAATCGGCGCAAAATTTCTAAAACGTCCTGAGTCAGCAAACGGGCATGGCTGTCATTTCACCATTATTGAAGCTTCAAGCTATGGCGAGAACCCTGATGTTTTCGGTGTACGTCACGGCATCCACTCACACGGAATTGGTACGTTCTTACTAGAAGCTAAAACAAGTCGTTCAGATTTCTTGGCTGATAGAAATAAACCTCACCGTTCAAATCCAGAAATTGGAGTAGGTAAATACCGTTATTACATTTGCCCAACTGGGCTAATCAAGCCAGAAGAATTGCCCGAGAAATGGGGGCTGATTTATGTAAGCGAAAAAGGTATTTGCAAAGTAGTAGCAGGGGTTTTGTCCGCTCCAAAGATTAAATATTACTGCCAATGGTCTAAGAAAAATAAAAGTCATTTTGATCATCAAATTGTTGAAGAGAACTTCAAGAATCTGGCTTTTGAAGAGCGGAACATTCAAAACGAATTGAATCTATTAACAATGGCTTTAGCTCGCCTACAAGATCCAGAGCAGATCCTTTATATGCAACGTAATTACACTCGTTTAGAACAAAAGAACGTTGAGCAAGAAGATCAAATCAGGAAGTTACAGGGTGATTTAAAGAGAAAGAGCTTTGTGAAGACTGCTGGTGAATGTGTACATGGATATGACGTTGCTTGTTTGCTTTGTGGTTTTGGAACTGCTGATGGTGAGCGAGTTTATCGAAATCAAGGAGCTAGCAAATGAAAGCGCCTTTACCCAATCAATTTGTTTCTATTGAAGATGATGAATGGGGCACTAATTGTCACGAGCATCCAGACCAGCCAGCTATCAAAAGAGTTTGTGTGGAAGCTGATAGTTTTGGGGCTGAACATTCAAATATGTGCCAAGAATGCTTGGATGAGTATAAAGCTTCAAAAGAACAAAAACGAAATGACCCTGAACAATGGGAACAATGCCCACGCTGTAAAACTTTAGTGCCTGAACTTTCATCTTACCGTGATCCAGATGAAGGGAGTCATGGCCCTGTTTATTCAAGGTGTTCTGAATGTGTTTCTAAATTTTGGAAACGGTGGAATGAAGAAAATCTTGAAGATTATTACAGGGATTGATAAGGAGCCAGCCATGAGTGAACCAAAAAATACAAATGTGGATTTTGAATGTCTTGAATGCCCTCTTTGTGGAAGTTTGAGAGCACCAAGAGTCGTTTTAGGTAAAGATCGAGAAGTGAGATATGTCGCTTATAGGTGTCCACCAGATCACTTAAACCATGGTGATGTTTATAAATGGAAAATTATGCCTAATGGCGAGCTGGTTGATTAAGGGGCCAATCATGAATGAACCTAAGTTATCACATAGACAATTGGTGCTAATTCGAAGAGCAGCTGAAGATGCAATTCATGCATGTAATAGACATTATGGCCCATTTGTAGATGTGGTTGCTCATCCGCTAAATATTTGCGCTTTGGTCGATATGGCTCAAGAGAGCATTTGTCAGCAAGCGAAAATGAATGAAAAGGAAAGTGTAATTTCATTTGCTAACCGAATGGCGAATATGGATCAAAAGAAAAACGATGAGCTACAAGAACGTATTGATACAGCCTTGGCAATATTGGATACAACATCTATTTCGGATATTAACCAGAGAACATTGGGTTTTGTTGATCAGATTAAACAAGCACTCAAGGGACGTGAAGCATGAATACTTGTGTAAATTTCGTTTTAGCAAATGCCAAAGCTCGTCAGGTCAAATTACGAGGCAAATATAATCGCGGTGGGCTATCTAATACTGATTACAACGAGTTACTCCAATTAGAAAAGGCTATAGAGCAAGCCATACTTAATGAAATTTCGAGCCAACGTCCAAAAGGTGCAACTCATTGGCAAGCTGGAGTGTTTTACCGAGTAAGTAAACATGGTGTTTGGGCAAAATGGGATAAAAATTGGATTACTTGCTTTAAATGGCCTGAGGGTGTCATGACGCCTCTATCAAACGAAAGTAAAGAGAACGTTCTTGAGGGTGAAGACTCAAAATGACATCCATGAGTTTAGCTGAATATCACTCCAAATTTCCAAATGGCCGTAAAGCTAAAAAGGGTCGCAACAAGTTTAATGCATCTAAAGTTCAATTAGATGGAATGACTTTTGATAGCACAAAAGAATACAAGCGATACATCGTACTTAAAGCATTGCAGCAACGTGGTGAAATCTTTGGTTTAGAGCATCACACAAAATTTGTACTTGCGCCGAAAACGAAATTGGAAGGGGAGAAAAGGTCAAAGCCGGCACTACGATATTTTGCAGATTTTACTTACTACCTCATCAATGGCGAATACATCGTTGAGGATGTTAAATCCATAGCTACTAGAAAGCTGCCAAGTTATCGCAACAAGAAACACCTGATGAAGACAGTACATAACATTGATGTGAGAGAGGTTTAAAACCAATGAATATTAATATTGAAGCAAGACATGGTGGTTTTTCACTTCTAGACTTAGCTCAAAAAACAATGGATGGTTTTAAAGAGGAAGTTGTGGGAACTGGAATTAAAAAAGGGGGGAACAATCCTGCTGCAATGATGATGCAGGGTATGCCGTCACATATAGCAGCTATGTTGTGGGCTTTAGTTAGAAGCACAGAAACGGGTGATAGACATTTCGTTATGTTGCAAATGTTTTTGGTTAGTGAGGTTCGTTTAGTTATCAAAGATAAGAATATTAAATTTACTAAAACAAAGCCAAAGGATGTTGCGAAAGGCGTATCTCGTTCAACAATTACTCAATTTTTATTTAAACGACGTACATGTCCAAAATGCAAAGGTTTACGTCTTGAAAAGGTTGGGGAAATATACAAGCCTTGTTCTGTTTGTCGCTTTGGAATGGATGGCTATACACAGACCGAAAAACATAAGCTTTCAAAATTAGAAGTTGCTCGCCAAGTTTATTTACGTTCTTACTTACCTTTAGAAGTTGATGCAACTCGTATTCTTATGGATTGGTATATGGAACTTGATATGTATTTAAGAAAATATTTTTCATATGAAGTAGAAGAGTACAACCTTTGATCTTGCTTCGGGTGCAAATTTAGGGTACATTTTTCCCATACTGGAAAAGTGTATCTAATACATACCAGACAAATTTTAAAAGCTCGCCATACGGTGGGCTTTTTTGTTACTGGTCTTACCTACTAGGGATCTTAAATTTAGTGGGGGTCCTATTTGGTCAATAGGGCAATAGAAAGGGTGCAAGGTTTTGAACAAAACACTACCCTTGGTTTGACCACCTAAAGAGGTGAGTATTTACTTGGGCTTGGCGACCCCTTAACACATACAGTAGCCATAAACCACAGTACGACGAAGCTCGGTTTTCAATTTGAAAACTGGGCTTTTTATTTTGCCGAACGGATTACGGCACATGAAGCCCCACTAAATATCGATTATTGGCGGGGCTTTTAACTTTATATGTTAAGCTGCCATT